GAAAAAGGAGTATTAGTTAAGGTTACGCTATTTTGATTTACAATACTAACAAGATTTGGCTCATTAACAAAAATTCCAGAATTTATATTTGCCGTCTCTGAGTATAGCTGGTCGTTTGCGAGATTTAAAAAACTTAAAAATATTTCATTAGTCTCTTCATCACCATAAACCTGACCAATACCTAACGTTTTCATGACATTTATCATATCTGACACGTTCATTTAGGCTTTCTCCAATAATATTATGGGTTCATAACGTCAGAAGAAAACTGAGTAGTTCCAAGGATTATAATTGCAGTTACTATATCTCCGGCAGCAATAGCAGAAGCAGTTCCTTGAGATTTGTCATGCATTCTTAATGAGTTGTCTATGCCAACCCCAAAATTAAGAGTTGTTTGTGTAATGTTTGCTGGAGTTGCAGGAATTGCTAAGGGATCTATATCTGAAACAATATTGTTATAAAGTGTCATTCCCTGCTGTATAACGGTTCCAGCTCTAAATACATTTGCTTCAAACCATAAAACATTTGAGGTTATTGGTATTAAATCTAAAATTGCACCGTATGCTTCTCCAATTTGACCAGGATTTGTTCCTATGTCGGCGGCAGTTATTATTCTCTTTACAAATTTACATTGCTTATCGTCACCGTCACTATTAATCAAGCAGCTAGATACAAAATTATCAACCGTTAACGGTGTTGCCGTTGTATTTTTAACATACTTGTATCTAACTGATGATGTCATTTTATTTTCCTCTATTAATTCATTGAGTCGGACGAATCTTGGATTGCGCCAAGAGTCATGTCAACAATGATGATGTCTCCAGCAACAACTGCAGAAGTTCCTGCGCTAGCATTTCCATCGATTCCTCTAATAGTATTATCTGCGCCAAGAACAACTTTTAGTTGCATCTGTGTCAGAGGTGTTACAACTGGAACGGTTACACCGGTCATATCCTCGTAAGGAGTCCCGACGTTAGCAACAGGAGTTACAGGCCGATAAACAGTTGCGCTCGCCCATAAAACATTTGATGTAGCAGGAACAACAGCTAAAATAGCTCCAGCAGCATGCCCAAGCTGGCCTGCGCCAGTTCCAACGTCCGCTGCGGAAACAACACGCTTTACTTGCTTAATCTGTCTATCATCACCATCTGACGTATAAGGAAAATTATCAAGCGTAAAAGCAACGCCCAATGTATTTTCAACAAATTGATATCTAATAGTACTCGACATTTTATTTTCCCCTTATGCAATTCTAACGAACGAATGAATGATTCCTTGCTCAATTCCTGTTGTTTTAGCAATATTTGCAACTGTTGTTGCTTGTTTTGCTGCAAACTTTAGGGCTTTTTGACCTCGGATTTCATGAGATGCATATTCTTGAGTCATATTTATGACGTCATCTTTCATTACAATCCATGGTTCTTTGTTCCAACCAGCAGACCATGCGCCAGCACCGATAAACAACTCCCATCCAATGCTGTAGTTATTATTTTGACTTAAAGAAATATAACGAGATAAATCTTTAACTTCATAAATATGAATACCAGAGTATTTCCCATGGTAATCTGCTCCAGAAATTGCTTCCGGTTGTTCAGAAGTAACTACTGTTCCTCTTGCCGTTGTAGCTTGATAGTACATAGGATCCTGAAGCAGCTGTGTATAGCTTTCTGTATTACATAAATAGATATACTCATTAACAGGCCATCCGCCCTTAGTTTTCATAAATGCTGGCCGAACTGGATCTTCAATATCGCCATTAACAAGAACCTGTCCATTTGAATTTCCGCCTCGAGTTGCGATCGCTTTCAAATTAAGAAGATGTTTTGCAGAAAGACCATTTTGTGCATAAGTAATACCAGTATTCATAGTATTCCATGCGGTTGTTGCACCGTTATACGCATTATACGTTGCGCGACTTGGACTAACTCCGGCCATTACCATCCTGTCATAAGATGGCATTTGAGTTGTTGGGTTATATCCACCGGCAGTGTCTGTAACGCTTAAATAGTTAAACATTGCAGAATCTAGTAGGTTTTTATTAAATGCTCTTTGGCAAACTTCTATTAACTGAGGTCTAACAGAATCGGGCAAACTAATTGGAGTACCAAGAGCCAATAATTCACGACCTTTAATTGGAACTGTGAAGCTAATTGCTTGGCAATTAATAGAATCATAGTCTACTTTTTGATATTGCCCTGACCCTGATACTTGATCAAAGTTTAAAACCGGCTTTGTATAATCTAATGTATTTAACTTTGCTACTCTGTAGTTCCAGCCCTCGCCTTGTAGCATTTGATGCCTAACGATTGGGCGAGTCATTTCTGTTCCCATCATATTCCAAAAAGGTGTTAATTGAACCCACTCTGTGAAAAATTCTGCATTAACTTTAAATGGAAATAAGCCTTGGCTAATGCCATTTTGAGGCGTGTTAACTGGATATAGTGGTGCGGTCATTATAAAGACTCCTTAGCTTAAAAAAAACATAAATAAACCTACGCAAAATGCGCAAGCACAACTCAAGTCTTATCAAAAAGCTAAGGATTTACTGTTTCAAAAAGATAATATCCGTTAGGATGTCTTTCTTATCAATAAATACGTCTTTAATCAAAGTAAAGGCTTTGGGAGACTCTTGAAAACAAGTTAATAACCCTCTACCTTTTTCTATTACCATCTCTTTGTTTTATCAAAGAACCTAAAACATTTCCAGGCTCAACAGTTGATACGTTTTCAGGCGTATCCCCTAATTCGTCTATCCTTGAAGTAGGTTTATCGTAATCACTATATCTTGACAGCTCTTTTTCTAGCTTGTCAATTTTTCGCTGCATTCTTTTTATTTCTGTATTCTTTGTAGTTACAAGCTCCTTTAATCCACCGGCCTCATCAAGCTCTTTGTAATTTTCTTCATAATACTTTTCGCCAATCTGGAATAATTTTTTAGCAAGCTTTAATGAATTTATATCAAAAGACTCAAGCTCTTCTACAAGCTCATCTTTTTCTTGCTCAGAGGCATGGTTAACAAAGAAATCAAATGCCGCAACTTTTTTATCAAAAAGATGGTCTTCTTCAAATACTTCCCTTAGGTCTCCAAGGCGTTTATTAGCTGCATTTATAAATCTATCCAGAGGATTTGTTATTGATTTAGCCTCTTCTATTTCTGGAGGTTCATTATCGGATGTTAGTAAACTACTTAAACTATTAAATTCATCGTCATTTAATATCCCCTGGTCTTTAAGGGAATCCACAATCTTAACAACGCTCTTTAGCCGCTTATTATTAGAGTGCCCCCATTTCTGGCTATCATTTAGAGCCTTCTTTATCTTTGCAATCTCAACCTCTCTTTCGTCGTCTTCGTCTTCCTTTGGCTCTGTTTTATTAGAAACCTTATCGTCAGAATGTTTTTTTTCAGAAGGTTTTGAGGCCTCTTCTGCTTCATCATCTATTGTTTTTTTAACTTTTTGCTCTTTTTCCTCCTTAATATCTTTGATTGGAGGTTTTATTGGATTTTCATCAATATCTAATTCCGCTTTTCTAGAGTCTCTTTCTTTAAGGATATCATCCAATATGCTCACATTTGCCTCTTCTGGCGCCTGCCTAAAAGATTTAACAGGTTCAACATTATCTGCGTTTGACATATTTACTCCTAATAGCTATGAAACTTCTAAAAAATACTTGCCTTCAATATTTATATTGAAAAAATTTTGAGACGAGTCTGAGCTGGCTAACAAGTATTCTCCAGTATCTAAAGAAAAGTATGACCCCTGAAGCAGCTCTAATATTGAATTTGCTTTAACCTCTGTCCTTGGTATTATGTTAAATAGCCCATTCGAAATATATACAGAAACAAATATTGATACGTTGGACGTGTTTGAAACTAAAATATTATCAATTGTTGAAAAATTAGTTTGAACATCTAAAACCTTATACATTGGACTGCTTACATTTTCTGTTCTTTGCAGAATTGGCTGAATAAATAATGATGCTGGTACAGACATTATAATCCTGGATAGGCTAAATTTTGTTGATCTTGAGGCTGCGACTGTGACGAGCCTGCTCCAGATACTATTCGCTCTTGCTCTTGCTTACTATTCATCGTTTCTTTCATTTCTTCAGAAAGCTTCTCGTAATCTCTAATTCCGAGCCTTCTCATAAGGCTTGGCGACTGCATAATAAGCATGGCATTAGGGTTAGACAATAAATTTTCTATAGCCTCTCTATTTTCTTCTATTGAATTCTTGTAATCTGGAACTTCTTCCACCTCTAAAGAAATTGGTAGCGTTCTAACGTCATTGAAAACAACCTTCTTACCCTTAATTATTCTGACAAGATTTAGAATTATTGTCTCTTTTTGGTCTTCCGTCATAATTTGAGAGAGAATATTTTCATTTTCACCACCTTGGAAAAGAGAGATTATAAATCTTGACTCCCTTTCTTTCATGTCAGCAAAGTTATCAAATGCAAACACGTTGTTTCTAACGCTGTTTATCTGTCTTTGACGCTGAGCAACGCCGCTTGTTGCGTTTGTTGGCACACCCATCATGTCGTCGTTTATTCCGGTTACACGATTCAATAAAAGCTCATATTTATCAAGCATTTTAAGCTGTGCATCTGAAAGAGACGTGTTATCTCTAAGGTCAAACTTTGTCTCAGATGGTAAGACTATAAGAGCATCAGGCTTCTTCATTTGAGCCTCAACGCTTTGGATAGATTGACCAGGAGGAAGGCTGCCTGTCACTATTAACTTGCTTGAATTTGCCAAGTAGAGCGCCTTTGTAATCCTAACGTTTGCATCTCTTTGTATATCTTTCATTTGGTCTACTAGACCATATGGAACACCCGTTCTAAACCTTCTTTTCCAAACGCAAGGAATATAACTAAAGTCTTTAACTCCTGGTATATTTGGATTTAATGGCGCAGTTTCTAGCAAGTTATTATCTAAGAATAATGTTCTTATTATTTGGCTTGATTCTTTTTCTTCAATATCTTTAGAAGAGTTTGCAAGTTCTTCCGCCTTCTCTTCGTCAAATGTCTCAAAGTAGAACCCATGAGAATCTATACCTGAATATGCCGTCTTTGGAATCTTATATTGCATTTCGCAGACCAAAACCCTACTTTGAGAAAATCCGGAATAATTGTTTACATTAGTATAATTAGTATTTCTATCTGTTATTTCTGGTGAATATATTGTTGTTGACAAGTTAGGGTCTGTAAAATCTATATATTTTGAAACCTTTGGCCACGTTTTCTTAACAACATCAGGTTCCATCCACCTTTTTCTTCCAACATATTTCATGTTGTCATATTGTGGGCTTAGGTCGTCTGGGTCTGGAAGGACGTTGTAAGGGTGAACATAGTCATAGAAATAACGTCCATTCTCTTGGAAAATATTGCTCCAGCCAATTCCGCAAATCATCATATCCCTAAACTTTAAGGAACCTTTATGTGGCATCCTTTGATCTTGCTGGATAAAATATAGCCAATTAGTCAAAGCAAGAGCAAGCCTTTCATTCTCAATCAGCCCAGATGCATCTTGTATTGCTGTTCTAAATCTAGACTGAATCTCAACGCCGGAAAGGGCATCTATTCTGCCCTGTATAAGGTTTACAGTTAATGGAACCTGATTTCTTTCTGTAACTGTCTTAAAGTCTTTCTCTGACCATTGTCCGGAGCCATCATAGAAACCAAAAGCCTCTATAGCCTCAGAACTCCACTGCATCTTTGACGGATGAAGATTTGCTCTTTTCCAGTATGCTTGTGCAGTATCTAATGCTTTTTGCCTTGATTCTGACAGAATTTGCATTTTACTTTTTTTCTCTTTCTTTAATCTTTTCGTCAATTAAATCTAAAAACTTTCTAATTCCATCAATGCTTATCTTTAAGACTTCAATATGTTCATCTGTAGAAGAGCCCTTTAGTAGCTCTAAGCCAAGGTCGTTTGAGAACTTAAAGTTTGTTTGGAAGCTATTTATTGCTTTAGACTGCTCAAATGCCTTCATTACTGGGCAAACGGATAGAATTAATTCTTTTTTTTCAGATGTATTCTTTTTAGACATTAAAAAAGCTCCATAATCATAAGATTTAATTAGTTTATAATTTAACATAATATAATATTATTGACAAATTTTAAGAGAATTTTGTTTTTTATTGAAAATTACTGATAGATATTATAAATACTTGAAGATAATGGGCTTACCATATTTCCTGCGCTTGAAACGCTGAAAAGTATCTGGAAAGATACAGTGTTCGCAATGTTTGTATTCCAATACCCGTTTCCGTCAACAAATACTGGCACTTGACCAGACGCCTGCAAAATACCATGGCACCTATAATTAGGATAGTCTCTAACATTAAGGTCAAACTCTGCCATTATATAACCTCCAGTTGGAATTGAGCTTGGAACATTAAGGTTTACATAAGACCCCCAAGCGCCAAATCTAATGGTAAGAGTTCCTCCGTTTACCCATGAGTTAAGCTGAACCCATGTTCTAGCTCTAATTATAGTTCCAGGAATTGTTGTAGATGCAGCATATGTTAGAGAGCCGGTATAAAATCCACTAAAAATATTTTGTGCCGCAGAAGTTCCAGAAAATGTAAATGCATCATATTTTGTAGCTTGAGCAACCATAATAGGAAATCCACCATATGCAGTCGGACGATAAAAATCAGGGCTTGTACTGAAAACAAGACTTCCAGAACCGGTTTCGTCTGTACACGCTGCCCTAATGTTTGCAGACGAAAAATTTCCAAGCATTGTTGCCACGCCAGACCCAAGACCACTAATTCCTGTAGATATTGGGAGCTGTCCTGTAAATGTTATATTAGGCGTTGTTCCTCCGCTAGACGCTATGTTTCCGGACCCTGTAACGGCAGTTACAGTTCCGCCACCGCTTGAAGCGGTTGCCCATGTTCCGTCACCCCTCCAAAATGTTGAAGATGAAGCGGAAGTTCCGCTATTAAGCCTTGCAACAGGAAGATTTCCGGTTGTTCCAGCAGATATTGGAAGACCTGTGCAATTTGTAAGTGTTCCGCTGCTTGGCGTTCCAATAGCGGGTGTAACCAATGTTGGCGATCCAGATAAAACAATACTTCCTGTTCCTGTAACTGAACTACCCAGAGCTGAGGCAACACCTGTTCCTAGCCCTGTAATTCCTGATATTGGAAGCCCAGAACAGTTTGTCAAAGTTCCGCTCGTTGGTGTACCCAATAAAGGTGAAACGAGAGTTGGAGAAGTTGCCAAGACTGGATACCCTGATCCAGTATAAGTAGACCATGAAGGTATTCCGCTAGAGTTTGTAGTTAGCACAGAGCTATTTGCTGTCGTTAGCCCTGAAACAGTTGCTCCAGAAGCTGCATAATATGCCAACTGATTAATTGAACCGCTAGAAACGGTTCCAGATCCAGATGATGTTAGCTGGCTATAGTTAACGGCGTCATTTGCAGAAGATCCATTTGCTACATTAACAATTTTTTGAGAGTTAACGTTTAATGAAGAAGAGGCAAGAGGTATCTGGTCTAAAGTTAAGTTCAAAGTTGTTAAAACTGGAGAATTTAAACCGCCAGACCCAAAAATATCACCGGCTAATATTACTCCAGCTGACAAAAGCTCTGACAGAGATGCTGCTGCCTCTATTGCTGAGTTTGATGAGCTTGTTGCTGATGTAGCGGACGCTGAAGCGCTAGATGCCGACGATGTGGCCGAGCTAGAAGCAGATGTAGCGTAAATTGATGCAAGTTCACTTGATTCTTTAGACGCTACGGCTGAGTCGTGAGCATCGCTTGCAGAGCCTGCAGCATCTCCGGCGTAGTTTGACGCCGCGCCAGCGCTAAGAACTGCGGCAGCTGCAGACCCTGCGGCCTCTGTTGCCGAACCAGCGGCAGATGTTGCATAAGTTTCAGCGGCTGATGCAAATGCGGCGGCAGAAGCGGCGGATAATTCTGCGTCATGAGCATAGCTAGATGCTGAAGAAGCTGACGACTCAGCGGCGTCTGCTGCATTTTCTGCGCGTATAACTAATGCGGTCAAATCCGGTACAGAAGTACCAGAATCTTCTATGTTTTTTCCTGTAGAGTCTGTAAATATTGCAATATTGCCAGTAGTTGTTGATGTTCCAGAGAATTTTACATAAAAGTCGCTTGTGCTTATTAGGCCAGACATGCTTATTAATACGCCATCAGAAAGGTTCGCCTCCACAGCAAGATTTGATTCGTTCCCAATCCATATTTTACTGTTAGAAAGATTTGGTAACTGGTGAAATGTTAAAAATTTCCCACTGATGGGAGACATAAAATAGTCTCTATAGTCTGGAGATTGCTTCACTTGTTATTTTCCAGAAGCTCTTCTTTTACAACCTCTTCTATAACTTCTTCGCTTATTCTTATTGTGGAGGCCGAACAAGCTGAAATCATAACCATAAAAATAATTATAATTAATGGTGTAAAAACAAAAAGCATTAAAACTTGTATGTCACGATTCGTCATAAATAAGGCTCGGAAGTTTGATTGCAAACACTATCTTTAATTTAACATAATAAATGTTATAATACAATTTTTTAGGAATTATTATAATGAAACTACTTAAAACAATATCAGCTTCGATAGCCTTTCTTTTATTTTCTATGTCATGTAACTCATTTGACGTATCCCCATACGCTGGGGTCGATGGTCAGATAAACAGAATGCGCTTTAAAGACGGTTACGGACGCAATTTATTTCCAAAGCATTTCCCTCAGGTTAATTTATACGTGGGCTTAAAGCATAACGATTCCGCTGCAATAGAGGCCGGATACATTTCAGAAGCTGTTAGAAACAAGACGGTAACCCTTGTCGCAGGCCAGAGCTTAAGGCCATCTATTCCGGAAATTCTTTCCCCAGCTATCTTCAAATCATATATAAAGGTCAGAGGATTTCATCTTGGGTTCGTAAATACGTTCAGGGAGCCAAATTGGGATAGCTTTAGAGTATTGTTTGGAGCTGGCGCAGGATTTCTTAGAGCAGAAGCATCTAGAGAAGGCTTGGCGTTTGGAAAGCCGCCAATAAAAGGAACCACAAGAAGATTTAAAAAGGAAAAGGTTGTTTTGCGGCTTATGATAGCTTCTGAATATAAATTTAAAAATAAACTAGGAATAAGAGGTTTTTTGTTTTTTCTTCAAACAAGTAAGATGGTTATGGTAGCCGAGCCAACAGCGTCGCCAACAACGCCTGTTATAAGACCAATGGATAGCCTTGTCTATTCTCTTGGGGTTTTTTACGAGTTTTAATTATGCTACTATTATCACGCTAAACAAACGTCATTAATTTGATTCGGCAATTGATTCGCGCACTGTAGTCAATAGCAATTCTGTCTAAGGAAACGACTGTAACAGTGCCCAGACGTTAAAGAATGATAATACCATTCTTTAATAGCGTAGTTAGTAACGCGCACATACTAGCATCAGGTTTGTTTGGCGTTATCATTATCTGTTCTACCATGATAGAACATGTCGACATAATGCAATTCTATAGACATACTTAATACATATGTCGTCTGCGCGTACATTTATTTAAAATAACTCTTGACACTTTTTGTACAATAATCTAATATTCAATTGTGATGCCGACAGCAAAGAAAGAGTTGCTAGATGTTCAGGGAACCTGACGAGGGCGGTAAGTCACCCACAAACCCCTACTGAGAAGCGGCGATAGGAGTGGCGCGAAGGTGAAATTCCTTCACGGCATCACAATAGATTAACGAAAGAAAAGGAGTTAATTAAATGAGAATTAGTTCGTTAGAAACAAATGAAGAAGACCCCATCAACGGAAAAACAATCAAAAAAATGTCATGGTCAAACGACGGGATGACAGGAACTAAGATTTACTTTGAAACAGATGACGGATATGTTCTTACGTATCTTTTAGGTTTCAAAGGTGATTTAAAATATTTACACACAAAAGATGCAGGATAACTGAATGGATAAGTTAAAATTACGCCTAGCTCTAGACGAAGCAATCGTAAACTAACGAACCTTCGTAAAAATCCATCTAAACCTCCACCTTAAAGCCATTGAAAAATATCTTATAAAGAATAAGACCAAGAAATATACCAAGAGGCGTTATCCATATCAACATATTACTTTCCTTTTTAAATAATTTAGTCAAACTTATTAATTACTGGATTAGATTCGTATATCCTGTTTTTAATTTCAAATATTTTAGAGTCTACAACGTCATCTCCTGCCTCAAATATAAATTGAACCTCAAAATCATCTCTATCAAAAGAAAAGATAGACAAGTCTCTCATGACGCCGTCTTTATCAATATATTTTGACTCATCGTGACGCTTATTTATTCTATCCCATATTTTGTATTTCATTTATTATTCTCCATGTGTTCGTCATACTTTTCTTGCAAGTCGGTCCAGAACCTAAGGATATCTTCTGCTGAAGAGAGATGTTTTATAAGCTCTCTTATTTTCATCATTAACTTCCTATTTTAAAAAATACAATCATTCGTTTTCGACAATTTTACCCTTACCTTGCATAACAAGCATGAAAGCTTTTAATGCTTCATCTTTCATCTCTTTACTTATTGTACAAGAATTCTTAGCGTTGTCAACCATTTCTTTTTGAAGGTCTACTTCTTTTATTCTGGACTCTGTAGATAAGCCTGATGCGATTTGATTAAATTCTTGAGGAGTTATTCCTCCTTCTTGCAAAGACTCTGTGGCGGCCTTCATTCTTGCTGTAGTTGTATCTTCTGTCTCAACCTTCATTCTAGACTGAGAGAACTTAAACCTATTTCTTTGTATGGCAATCCAATAATTGTGATTTAATGTCAGGCCTCTGCTTGCAAGCTCTAATGGTAAGTTTTCCCACTTAGATGCTCCTATGTCAATGGCTATTTCATATTGTTTTTTAAATTCAGGATACTTGTTTACCCATTCTGCAAAAGTCTTTCTAGAAATTCTAGAAGATGCACAAAATGCTGCAACTCCGTGAAAGTTTTCGAATATTTCTATCAAAAGAGGTAAATGAACTTCTGGGTCATACTTACTGCTTCCTCTTCCGTACCAGTCTTCACAGTTTTTAAACATTGTTAGTTATCAACCTTACGTTAAGTTACCCTATTTGTAATATTGATAACACATTAAAGAAAATATTTCAATTATTCGTCTATTTTAAAAAACATCGACATTCTTTGCAAAAAAAATATTTTTTCTAATTTTTATTATTTTTATCCTATCAATCAATTCTGCTATAACGTTTCCCATACAATAAAAATCATCTCCTTTTGTAGAGAATCTATAAGATTCAAAAATCTCCAACAAAAAAGATAAATACTCTTCTATATAAAATCCATCTCTCTCAATTTCTGAATAATCTTGGCAGTCTTCATATTTCTTAATAACATAAAAACACTTTAAAAATTTTTGTAAATCATTCATAACATTCCCCTAAAATTTAATAAAATATATTAATCAATATCATTATTTTCAAGTATTTTCTTACACTCGTTAAGCTCAATCTTTAGGTTAGCTATCTCTTTCTTATATACCTCAATATCATCATCATATTTTATATCAGATGCCCTCCTTCCAACTGCTACTCCCGTGGCTAGCCTAATAGAATAATTAGCAAAACAATCAAAAGAAAAAACCATTAAAACTACAATCAAAGATCCAAAAATTTTTTCCACTATTCTCTCCTAAAACAGATTAGCTAAATAAATATAAATTATATTTTTAATTATAAATGATAGAATTTATAGCTTTTAAAACTAAAATGTATTTTAAAATATTCAACAATGCTCTGGAAACCATTTAATCCATTTAAGATAATCTTCATCTGATTGATATTTCTTTAAGAATTCTCCATGCCTTTTTGAAGAAAAATTATCAACGCACCCCAAAAGTTGTTTAATTGAAGACTCAATAATGCTTGAAAATATTTCAATATCATCTCTCCAATTATTTTGTTCAAGTTTAAACATTATATTGAATGAAACATTAGGATCTTTCATCTTAAGAATAACATCATATTCCGTAACATTATTTTGTTCATTAAAATTGTAATTTACACTTATCCCATATAACTTCATTCATTAACTCCTTAACAGACTATTTTTTCAACATGTAAAAAGTCGGTTGACATAATTTTTAAATACAATTTATTATTGCACATCAATCAATTTATGTCAAGGGGTTAATTATGAATAAGCACAATGTAGTCGTTATTGAAGAGTTTGTTAAAGACAAAGAAGCATTCAAGCACGAACAATCATGCTTCCAAACATTAGACAGGATAAACGATGAGGTAAATAAAATGAAAATTTTTGTTAAAAATTATAAACAATATATTGAAAATATGTGGAAATATGGGTTTGTAAAAGAAAACTTTGCAAATGAAATTATAAAAAAGATTGATTTAATTTTAGAAAAAGAGTTTTCAAAGTAGAAATGGTGGCTTTATCGTTTCAACTAACAATCACAACAAGACTATGTCCGGTTAAAAAAGTTACGATAAAGCCATAAACCTTTAAATAATTAAGGAGAAGCAGAAGAGTCTGAAACGATTTCATCTCCAATAGATTGAGTTTGCTGCTCGCTATCTATTACTAATCTATTACGACAAAGATTAATAAATCCAGTATAAGCCGGATAAATAATCGCTCCAACAGAAAGACCGGCTAAAGAACCAATAGAGGCGCCAATTCCTGCCGCGTATCTTTGGTGAGACAACATTTCTTCTGGAGTAATATTTTTATATGGATCCATTGAGTTTACATAGCCATCTAAAGAAGAAACTTTATACAGACCTACAACCCCAATAACTCCTCCGCAAATTGCGCCAAACGAAGTTGATGCAACAGCTGTAGCTCCAACATTACCTAAATACTGCTTAAAATAATGCAACATAAAAACTCCATATACTCCTGATTACCAGAATATATAGTACCATTTTAAAAAATAATAAAAATATATTTAATTCTTCAATCTTCTAACTTATAACTATGCAGCAAAAACGCTATAAGTAAAAGTTATAGAAAGAGAGCTTGTTGCATCTCCGCCCAATATATTTGCAGTATCAATATTAAAAGTTAATGCTGTGTTTGCAGAAGACGCCATTGACCCAGAATATGGGTTAGCTGGAGCAAAAGAAATACTTGTACTTTGAGGAAGCCCTAATATATTTGTCGCATTTAAACTATTGGAAACAACGGTTGAGCCTAACTTAAAGCTAAGGACATTGTTTGTATTAGTAAAAACTGCAGTTCCGAATCTATAACTTATTGTGGCCTTTTGAAATACGTTAATATAACTAGATACTGCTGGCGCTATTGTAAACCCTGACAAAAGAGCAAGAAGCTGAGACTGATTCAATGTAAGAGTTTGAGTAATATTTTGCTGAGCAACTATAACTGTCATATAAAATTTCCTGTAAAAATTGTAAAATATATATAATTATACAACAAAAGCATTAAAAATACGATTTTTCATGATATCTGTAGGATTACAAACGCCTCTCTCGACCATTGAGATATAAGTAACGCTTACGCCACATTTAGCGGCAAGCTGAGGAATCGTCATCAGAGCTTGCTTTCTTAAGGTTAAAATTTCTTGACCAATTGAATTTTCAGACATTTTCTATATCCAAAAGTTCAGGGTTTTGCCATATGTTTCCGATTACCTCCATTTCTTCTGTTATATCTATAATTCTACCGTTTGTAGGGTATAATTCAAACGAACCATCTTCAAATATAATTTCGCAATTCATATAAATGCAGAAAAAGTTGCCGAAATCATCTAATGTATTATATCTTGCGCTTACAATATCCCCCTCATAAATCTCATTGCCATTCTTATCATTTAGCCCGGTATATTGCCCAACGGTTTCAGGCTTTACAACGACATGCTTTATAGAATTATAATTATCGAATCTTTCCGTAACATTTATAGAAATATACGTTACGCCATGGAAAATGTCGCCAAAAACCCATTTATTACCCTCTTCACAAATCCCCCTAAACTTAATCTCTCTCATTTTATTTAACCTCCAAAAGTTCATGGTTTTCATATATATTCCCAATAACTTCAAGATTCTCATCTGGACCGCAATCATAAAGTGTCCATTCTGCATCAGAATTAATCCATCTGCACATATATTGTCCACAATCCATATCGAAAACAACCTCGGCTATTGACCTTCTTTTATTTATCCATGGAAGAGCGACGATATCTCCTTCGAATATATCCCGACCCTCTAAATCCTTAACTCCTGTATATTGATCAGGATTATTTCCTTCAGACAACCATTTTTTTAGCATATATTTAATATGCTCCGGAACATCTTTAATTTCAGAACATAAGCTATAATAAACCGTATAAAATTCTTTAGGATTTTCTACAGATGGAATTATTGACCTAAACTTAATTTCTCTCATTACTTAGAATCCTTCAACAATCTAATCAACTCATTTGCATATCTTCTATACTCCGCCGACCACGCCGCCGACCGCGCCAACTCCGCCGCCGACTCCGCCGCCATCGCCGCCGACTCCGCCGCTTCTAGATCCCAGTCGCCTGTATTTATTGCTGATTCGTGCAAATTTAAAACGCCTCGCATCGCCGAAACAACTTGATCCATTAACTCTTCTGACAAGTTATGCTGCAACAGTATTCTGTCAATCCCTTCTTTTAGAATAAAAGAACAGAACTTCCATTTAACAGGTTCAAGATTAACGCCTGTAGGAACAGCAGAAAGAAAATCGACCGCAAACTGACTATTATCACCTACAGGAAGATTTTCAAAAAACGAATCCTGAATCCTTGCAAGCCACTCAGGAATACCAAGCGCCTCTTCGAATACTTTATGCTCTGAAGTTTTATACGATCTACCAAAGATTTTATTAACGGAATCAATCGTACACCCAATGGCACATCCTTTAAATTTACTATTGAGTTTTTCGTAAGTGCCTTTAATAAACTGGTCTTTTTTTTGATGATTTTTCATTTCAGCGACTACAAGAGCCTTAAGATTTTCATCGTTATGATAACTTAACATTTAAATTACCCCGCATTAAAACAATTAATAGAATTAATATTAAATTCTTCTTTAATGAAAACATCTTTAAAAGTTCCATCAATTATGCTTTTTTCCATTTTTAATATTAATTTTAAGCATATTTTATTAATTTGTTCAATAAATGTAAAACCAAAATCATTCAATAATGATTCTATCCTTTTCTCGCAACTTTTATCTATTTTAATTACATCTCTTAACATTCTGCATAATTCTATTTTCTCGTTATCCATAAACTGAAAATCTTCACAAAATTTTTCTGCACTCATACTATTTACTCCTTATTTTCTGAATCTTCGGATGAATACTTTTGAATAGCTGGCAAAATATTTAAGATGCTATCCTTAATAAAATCATCTTCGCTTTTAGAGTTACAAACAAAAACATAAGCCTTTAAGTCATCTATATCACATTTATACCATTTTGCATAATTCTCAAAAAATTGTTTTAACTTTGCCTCTTCTTCAAAATATTCTGGTTTTACTGAAAAAGAGTGAACCCTTGTATTTCTGACTTTTTCTGAAAATTCCTTTTTTGACATAATATCAATAACATTACTTTTCATTTTTTACATCCTATAATATAAGCCTTACGACATTAAAACAAAAAAACAAACAATAACCATAAAAAAAGAACATATTGAAATAGCTATCATTTTTTCATATCCATTTAGACTCTCCTTTATATAACATTTAAACCTTGTTATATAATAAGTATAGAAACCAACATAAAAAAATACAAGGACAATAGTAGTTTATTTTTGTGAGCATTTTGCTATTCGTATATTTGAATTGCTGGCGTGTCAAATATTTTTACTGCAATCTTCATTTGATTTTCTAACCAAGATAATACATTAAGGTTATATTGATAATTATTTTCATGTCTCCATTCAAAGAGACATCCATTCGATTTTTTATGTTTATCTGGAAACATATTAAAGTCATTCAATCTTTCTGAGACATAATCTGCATCTATGCCCCTAATTCCTACAGCAACCTTTCTTTCGTGTTGCGTGCTATACACAGCAGAAGTTTCCATAAAATTGAACATGTCGGAAAGACCAACATCACGAAAAAAACCATTTAAAGAAAAATATTTTGGAACTTTATCTTTAGGAAATGGCAACCTTCCTTCAAAATCAGAATTATCTACTTCCCAGTATGCCTCTAATACTGGGAATCTATCTTTATTAAAACGAGGAACTGCGTTTCCGATAACAATTAGGAAACGTGAATTTGTTTTTAATAACATTAAACAATCCTTAAAACATCTTAAAACCTAAAATGGAACTTCTTCTGCTTCTCCAAGTTCTCTTTTAAATTCTTCAGAAGTATCTTTTTGAGAATCTATTTTAAATGATAAATCATCAATAGATTTTTTTGGTTTTATAAAACATTCAATCTTTGGATATATTTTATCATTGTATGACCTCTGTCCTAACAATAGAGTACCGCTTTCTCCTATTAAGTTCTCTAAGTCAAAGTTTTCTTTATTTTTTACGCAAGATTCATAAACAAATGTCAATGCTGGGTTGTTTATAGAGTATACAATTCCTTTTAGGTTTTCTTTACTGAATATTGGCTCAAAAACAGAATGAACATTATTATTTCCGTCTAAAACAATTATTGACAAATTACTATAGGAGTTACCTTTTTGAGTTTTAAGGTCATATCCATTTTTATCTTTACTAATAACCCCTTTTACAAAAAATTCATATTTCCCAGGATTAATACTTCCAAATGCTTTCTCTTCTTTCATAAATATTCTCCAATAAAAAAATAAATAGGATGCGCTTAAAATATATAATAAACAATTTTGTACAAAAAGTCAACTCAAATAAAATTAATTGACAAAACGCTAAAGAATGTCTAACATTACAAATGATTAGGTCTATTGACCAGCTAGCATTTAATAATATCTTTAATTAAGTTTTTTAAATTGCCTTGCAAACGTCAATCTCCGCGAGGCGAGACTTTGTAAAGATTTAAATGCTAGCATTTTTTACCCTTTCTATTTTTAATTTATCATAATCTTTCCCAAGAACTTTATACATCTCTCTCAAGGAATCTTCTGCAATCTTTTCTGATTTTATAGTTGAATTATAATCATTTATTGACCTTAAAGCTCTATCGTTAATCTCATGATATTGACAAGGCCTTATTGACTTGCAAACGGCATGAAACTGCATGACAGATTTTGGCGGCCATTTTTGATACTCTGTCTTCATATTTAAAATATCCAACAAACCATCAATAATTTTAGACACTGACAAATCTCCAAGCCCATTAAGCCAAATAGTAAAAGTTGCATTTAGCCCATCAATGTCCTCATTTTCTTCATTTCCGGAAAAAGAATTATCACAATAATAATCAGGAACTACTGAGAAATACAGGCTTAAAGTTTCCAATAGCTTAAAAATCAATCCTTGCTTTGCGCTGACTGGCAAATTTTTTAATTTTTCTTTTGAGATAGAATTTTCAAAAAAAATCTCTGGAATTTTATAAACCCAAATAATTTTTTCATATCGATCAACTTTATTCATTTACTTAACTCCTAAATTTGTTTCTAGTAAGTTTTGTTTCTTTATTTCAACTTTTAAGTTATCTGACAAATGTGGGAAATATTTGTCGCCCATTTTCTTAAGCATATTTACCTGTGATTTTTGTCTTTCAACAAAACCTAATTTTAGGCCCGTAGAGGCGTTTTTATTTTTATTTTGTACATGAGTGTCAAAAATTGAAATAAACGTCTCTATCTTCTCTGGATTGCGAAATATGAGGTCTATTGAATCATAAATTACACCTCGGTCATTATTTCCACGATGGAACGGAGATTTTTTTGCTCCATCAATCGCTTTTTTTAGCTCTTCGACTGAAAAACCATGCTCAAGAGCAGAATTTAATTTTAAAATTCTTTTTTTATCAATTTTAGACCTATCTCTATTCATAATTTTACGCCAGTAGTCAAACACCTCTTCAATCTCATGTTTCCAGTTTTTTTTATTTGAAATTTTTTTTAATTTTTTTTCAGAAACCACAAGAGCAGAGTTTTCATAAAACTCGATATGTGTTGGTTCTAAAATAGGTTCTAAATGGGGTGTATAAGGTAGGGGTGCATGTGGTGCACTACTCTCTAGTGCATGTGGTGCACTACTAGTAGTGCATGTGGTGCACCAGACGATTTCATTTTTTGAATTATCTAGTGCATGTGGTGCACTACTCTCTAGTGCATGTGGTGCACTAGTCGAGTAAAACTTTTCATCAATATTTTCTAGATTGTTATCTTTAGAACTTGTGTTAGCTTCTTTTGTAAATATTGCATTTTTCTGCAAAAGTTGAATATTAATTTCATAGCATGATGCCTTGTGAGAACCCCTTACCCTATTAGACATATCTACAATTATATTCTTTTTACATAGGTCTCTAAGCGCTTTAATAACACTTCTTTTGCAAAATTTAGTTTGCCTAACAATCTCCTCTATCCCTGGCCTTATATTTTTACCTTCCCTGTCTCCAAAAAATGCCATTCTAGTTAAAATGCTTGACTCAATCCCGCTCAAAAGCTCTTTTGGAGCTTCCCCTATTAGTCTTACTATTTGAAAAGTATTCATTGTTTTCTCTATTTAATATCCAGAAAGTTGTTTAATTTCTCGAAAAGTTTAATTGCAGTTCGAGATATTACGTTTAGCACAATAAATATTTTTTTAAAACGCAAAACATAACGAAACTGCATTATCTCAACTAAAAATACGTCAAATGCTCACAAGCAAGCAAAATGCTTACAAAATTTACATAATATGTCTCACATACAATTTTTTTATATAGCCTATAATTCAAATTGTAAAGAAATACTGATTTTTAAAAATGGAGTCAACAAAATGACGCTTACACCAGAACAAATAGAGTCAAGGAAATTAACGATAGGTGGCTCAGATATAGGAGCAATTCTTGGGGAAAATAACTATAAGACCGCATATGATGTTTGGGAAGAAAAAGTAGAAGGAAAAACAATTGATTTAAGTAGAAATAAATCTGTTGTTATTGGAAATCTTTTAGAAGACTCTTTAATTAAAAAGTATGAAAGAGACAATATTAAGATCTGCTCGCGACAAGATACGGAATACCATAAACAATATAAATTTTTATCTGCAAACTTAGATGGTATAGCAGTTTCAAATGGATTTGCTCAAGAAGAATTTTTTGGCGAAAAAAATATAGTAGAAATAAAAACAGCTTCTTGCTTTAACAAGGATGAATGGGGGTTAAGTTGTTCTCAGGTAGTCCCAAAACAATATTATGCTCAGATAGCACACTATATGTTAGTAACTGGATATGATAAAGCAGATATTTTCGTAGGTTTTATTGATGATAAAATAATTGGTGAAATCTTATGCGAATTAAATAAAGCTTTTGGAAAAATATATTATAGGCCTGACTTTGCTGAAATAGTAGATAAAATTGAAACAAGATTATATACATTTCATAGAGATAAAGAGATTGAAGACCTTATTCTTAATGCAGGCGTTTCATTTTATGAAAATCATATGAGACCATGGATAGAGCATGGAATAAAAAATCCTCCTAAAATTGATTTCTCTAATAAATGTTTTCAAGAATGCTTAAGAAAAAAATATTCAATAGTTGAAGAAAGCGAAATAATGCTTCCAGAAAAATTTATGGAAATAAAGACGAATTATATGTCAGCTATGGTACAATCAAAAATGTTTGATAAAGTTGCTCAGGAAGAAAAGTCTAAAATAATTGAAGCAATGGGAAATAACCAGAAGGCCATATTAAGTGACGGGTCTTATTTTTTAAGAAAGGCAGTGAATAGAAAGGCTTTTACAGTAAAAGAGTCAGAATATATTAAATTTGAACTTAAACAACCAAAAGATAAAGCAGGAGATATTTAAATGATTGAGCCAACAAGAACATTAGGTCCAGAAGAAGATCGTATTTTATTAAATATTTCAGATATCCAGGATTCTTGCCATTCTATTAAGGTAGATGAAACAGGAAAATATGGAAAACTTTATATGGAAGAAAAACAGATTTATAAAAAAAACGAAATATCTTTTATGGATTTTTCTAACTTTAAAAACGCATGGGAATGTGCTGAAATGATTAGTAAAGCAAGATGTATACCAAAAGAGTTTCAAGGAAACCCATCTGATATTCTTGTTGCAATTCAGTTTGGACATGATCTAGGGATGAAACCAATGACATCTCTTCAAAATATTATGATTGTTAATAATAAGCCAAGCATATATGGCGACGCAATGCTTGCAGTCTGCATGGCATTCCCTGATTTTATTGATTGCATAGAATCATATGACAGTGAAATACAGCAAGCGTCTTGCACAGTAAAGAGAAAAGGAAGAGAGCCGCTAACAAGAATATTTAACAGAAAAATGGCTGAATCTGCAAGGCTTTGGGGCAAGGTTTCATCTACAGGAATTCCAAGCCCTTGGGTAACAAGCCCTGAAAGAATGCTTCAATTTAGAGCAAGGGGCTTTGCGTTAAGAGATATGTTCCCAGATGTTCTAAAGGGAATGCCTACTGTAGAAGAAATGAGAGACGTAGAATATTTTAATGAGTCAAAGGTTATAGAATCAAAAAGTACATCTGATTCTATGAAAGAGCGACTTAAGGCAAAACAATCTGAAAATTTATTAACTTCAAGCAAAAAGGACATTCTATGATTAATGAAAACAATCTTGTAAATAACATTTCAAAGGATTTTCCTGACTATTATAATTTTGATTCAAGAATTATAAGGCTTCAATCTACATTATTTGCAAGAATAAAGCTTGTTAATATGTTTAAAAGGTTGATTGACAAAAACTATATACCGCTAACATTAAAAAATATAAATATAAATATAGACAATGAAGATGAGATAGAAAGATTTATGATAAGAAATACAAACTGGGTAGAATCTGTGCTTGACAATCAAGTAAAAGACTGGGTAACTAATAACGGATCAGATTTTCAGAAAAATAGAATTTAATAGTATTTTAAATAGGAGAATTAAAATGTTAGAAGAAATGTTTGTTTCAAATGAAGAAAATAAAGAAAAAGTTGTTGATGATTCAACTGCTTTTTTTGATGATATAGTTAATAACTTGAATATGTTAAAAGAATTTTCTATTCTCATGGAAGAAAGAATTTCAAAAATAGAAGAATTGGTTGAAAAAATGGTTGGGCCACTTGAAGACCTTAAGAAGATAATGCTGGATTAATTTTTATGGAATATTCAGTTAAAGATATTGAAAAAATAGAAGAGGAATACTATAAAAGATTCCTTAACTATATTCCGAATAAAAAACAAGAACTATTTCATATTGCTGGATTAACGGCTCAAGAAAGGCTAATAACGGGGGGAAATAGAAGCGGAAAAACATTTTGTGGCGAAGAAGAATTTTCGGCACACTGGACTGGAATATATAATGAAAATTGGAAAGGATATAGATTTGACAAGCCTGTTAGATGTTGGGTTGCAGGAAAAACAGCTTCTTTAATATCAGAAACAATTCAGAAAGACTTGTTTGGA